TGCAACAAACACACCAACTCACATTCATAGTAGACATAGTAGCTATTCCTAAGACTTATACCTAAGACTATTGACAAGTGGCTTTAGGTATGCTAGGCCAGCTTATGCAAGCAAAATGCCAACTCACATTCAAGCTGTGAATAGTGGTTATTCATGAGAATGATTGGACAATTACATTTAAATATGCTAAGGCTGGTTAGGCCCCAAGGGGGGTAAGGGGGGTCTTCTATATTATGCATTGCAACTCAAAATTTTCTAGCCAAAATAGGCCAGAACAGAGTTCTGTGCATTGTGGACTGCCTAGGTAGCTTCCTAAGAGTAAGTCCTAATGTCCCTGACGGGACGAGTATTGCCTAAGCGTATATGACCGTAAGGTTTGTAACGCTTAAGTATATGTAGCATCAATGGAGGTTGGTGTTGTTAATCAAATTGTTAAACAAGGCGCTTCTAGTGTGGTTTCGCCTCCACACCTATATAAAGGAAATAATGATGACTATAGATTTAAAAGAAGTTGGTAGTGGTTTTAAACGTACTAGCTTAAATGAGAACTTCATTGATATTGAAGATGCTATTAATAATGACTTGCTGTGGAGAGATGGGAGTCAGCCTATGGCTGGTAGTCTTGACATGGACAGTGAACGTATTATTAATCTTCCTGATGCTGTAACAGACCAAGAGCCTATTACCCTGGGTCAAGCTAATAAATTGGTTAGCTTCTTACCAGACCAAGAAGGGAAGGCTGGTAAGTTTCTTTCTACAGATGGTACAGAGGTTCTGTGGAAGAACGCAGCTGCTTCTTATGCCAATATTACAGAGATGTTTGCTGGCGACAATGCTGTAGGTGAAGTGTATGGAGCAGGTGGCACCTCTTGGCGTGTTGACTCCATCTCTGTCCCAATGACCCTAGCTAACTATACAGCTCTGTCTGACATTAACATCGCAGCTTTTGGTGCCCTAGAAGATGGCAGTGATAGCGCTGTAGCAGTTCAGGAAGCTGTGGACTACGCATCTCCACTACGTAAGAAGGTTGTAATTGATGGCGTATACAGAATCGGTGCTACCATCAATATGCGTAACAGAACCTTTATTGATGCCCGTTCTTCTGGCATTAATGTAGACACAGGCATTGGTTCTTTGTTTAAAGCAACTGCCACTGTAGCGACAGGCTCTCTTGAGCTCATTACGATAGAGGGTGGAAACTGGGTTGAGAATGCCCTTGATGGAAACTCAAAGAATGCTAATGTAACCTTTTTTGACGCAGAGGGGGAGTACAATGGAGGCTCCATCATCTTTGTTAATAGGGGTGGGGTGTATAATGCCAGTGTCAGAAATTTCAACCAGTTTATGCGCTCTAACTGGCACAGGTCTTGGAACGTAACAAATTGTTTTATACGTGCTAGAAACGGCTTTAGGCTTGAGCATAAACCTGTCGAAACCAATGTCTCCAATTGTATTATTTTTGGTAACGACACTCTGGACTCCTCCACTGTGGGCTTTGATGTGGGGGTGGGCATTGATGCAGCAGCTACTCCGGGCATGTACCCAGAAGGACTAAAAATCAACAACTGTACTATTGACCAGTTCCATACTGCAATGCACATCCATGAAATTTTAGATCTGAGTGTTGTTGATTGCTGGATTGGGGCTGGAATTACAGATGCTAACCTACGTTGGATCTTAAAGTTTGAGAAAAACCCTAATGGCAATAATTTTATGACGGGGTTGCATTTCCATGACTGTACATTCTCAAGGGCAAGAATTGAGTTTGTGGGCACTACTACACCAATACAAACCTTCTTGCAGATGGATAACATTCAATACCTATCAGCACAGACCATTGTAATAGGTCAGAGATGGTACAACATACACATGAGCAACTGGATTCTAAACTCTTTCAGCCCTAAGCTTGCTATACAATGTGTAAACGAGAATAGGGAGTGTAGTTTTAGTAACATGCGCTTTAAGGGGCAGTGGTCATCCCTGTTTAACTTAGGGGCTCTTTGCACAGGGACTATAATTGACAACTGCTGGTCAGATGACTTTATTGACAATCCATACTACAGCCAAACGAGAGTGAAAATTACAAATTCTGTGGCAGGTAAGCCCAACACTGGTATTGTTAGTAACTTTGGGCCGATAGCCTACTCAGAGCAACTTCCAGCAGGTACAGCAGGCTCCACCCTACTTACCACTCCTGACTTTACGTTCCAGCCCGGAGCGTTGGTGGAAGTTCGTATTCAAGGGCTAGTCTCCACTTCAGTAGCTGGTGGGTACTTAGAGGTTACAGCAGACACCCCTGCTAACATTGAGAGTATGCAGTTTGGGGCAACTTGGAACTCAAAGTACATTAAGCTTCCCACAGCAGCTGGTCGAATTGATGCTACCCACATCTTCCGGGCAAACACGAGAGCAACCACTGCGATTCTCATTAACGCTGAGAATGGGGATTTGTCAGTAGATGCCCACACGTATGTAACTATGCGATACATCTAAACAGGAGCCCCCAGTCACCAGCTGGGGGACATTTTATGAAAATAGATAAGACACGATTGAAAGATGGGATGGGAAGACCTCTCACCCAAAGCCTCTTCTTAGAGATGGGCTACCATGAAGATAAAGCCATCTACACTTTCAAGGACGATGATCACGAGTATAAGGGCAACACTTACATTAGCCTGAAGAAACTGTTCATTGAAATGGAAGATGTAATTGAGTATGAATTTGCTAACCAATACTTGTTAGGCTGGCAACACTGGCAGCGTCTGAACGAGAACAAAGCCCTAGCTAAACATTTTGCAGAATGGAGAGAGGAGCTAGAACTATCTCTCAGGTCACAAGGCGTATCAGCTATTATTGACCAAGCAGCAGATGAGAAAGGCTTCCAAGCAGCTAAGTGGCTTGCTGATAAAGGCTGGGATAAGCGTCAAGCTGGACGACCTAGCAAGAACGAAAAACTTAAAGAAGAACGTATGCAGGCTAAACTTGATGATGAGTTTAGTGGTGATGTTGTTCGCTTATTAGGAGATAGGAAATGAAAGCAGGATTAGTAGCTCTATTAATGTTGGCAAGCTTGGCTCATGCAGAGGTAACACTTGAATCTCGTAACGGCATGACTCATCTACATAGTGAAGGGGAGCCCATTGCTCGCTACCTAAGTGAGAATGAACTTACCTACTCCTATAACAAATTTGACTTCATGTTTATAGGGAATGTATACGGCACTCAGAACTGGGCACAACGAGTAAACCGAGAAGATGGTTGGTGGAAAGTTGACAAGGTACGTTACGAGTATGGTGGGGAGATTAAGTATGAAGTGGTGGATGGCTTCTCACTTTACACTCGTCACACTATGCCAATTAACCGACATGACCGAAGTGTAGGGGATGGTTGGCAAGGCACCTCATTCCGTTGGGATACAGGCATTATATACAAACGTAAGTGGTAGTAGTATGGAAGATGATTGGTTAGCAGATGCTAAGATAAAGCTTAAGCGTATGCCAGAGCAAGCCAAGGAAGTTAGGGAGAGGGCCATGTATGATCTGGCCTTCTTCGCTAAGCTAGTTAACCCCGGCTATATGTACGGCAGTGTGCATAGAGAAATCTTTGCTTGGATGCAGGACTATACGCTATTTGGACAAGGAGACGAGGCTACAAGTAACAAGCTTATAATGCTACCTCGTGCTCACTTAAAGTCCCACATGGTTGCTACATGGTGTGCTTGGATAATAACCAGACATCCAGAAGTTACTATGCTGTATGTATCAGCAACGTCAGAACTAGCCCAGACACAGCTCTATGCTGTACAGAACATTATGGGCTCGTCTGTATACATGCGCTACTTCCCTGAGTATATTAACCCACAGGAAGGCAAGCGTGAGAAGTGGTCTGCCATGAAGATGACAGTGGATCACGTACAGCGTAAGAAGGAAGGCATACGAGATGCTACAATAGCTACAGCAGGCTTGACAACCAACACAACTGGTTGGCACGCTGACATAGTAGTGGCAGATGATATTGTTGTTCCTGAGAATGCTTACACTGAGGACGGACGTGAGAGTGTCTCTAAGAAGACTTCTCAGTTCACCTCTATACGTAACACTGGTGGGTTTACAATGGCGTGTGGGACACGCTACCACCCCAAGGACATCTATGACACTTGGAAGGATCAGGCTTGTGAAGACTTTGATGATGAGGGTAACTTCATTGGCAAGGTGAAGGTTTGGTCCATACAAGAGTATGTGGTGGAGGTTGATGGGATATTTACATGGCCTAGATCTGTACGAGAGGATGGGAAGGCCTTTGGCTTTGACCAGCGTTCCCTAGCACGTATCAGGGCTGAGTATATAGACAGGGTGCAGTTCCACTCCCAGTATTATAACGATCCTAATGATCCCGGCTCTGAGCGTATATGCAGGGAGAAGTTCCAATACTTCAACCCACGTAAGCTCACACGAGAAGGCAGTAGGTGGATGTATGGTGGGAAGAAGCTTAACATCTATGCAGCAATAGATTTTGCATTCAGCTTATCTAAAGAGGCTGACTACACTGCCATTGTGGTGATAGGTATAGACTGTGATAAGAACATATATGTACTAGACATAGATAGGTTTAAGTCAGATAAGGCTCACGTCTACTTCAAGCACATAGCAGCCCTACACTCCCGTTGGGGGTTTAATAAGCTTAGAGCGGAAGTGACAGTGGCTCAGACAGTTATCGTCAACAGCATTAAAGACTACTTGAAGAAGGAGGGCATGTCTCTCCCTATTGATGAGTTTAGACCGGGTAAGACTGAGGGTAGTAAGGAGGAGCGTATTAAAGCCTCTCTAGAGCACCGTTACGACAACCTAGAGGTATGGCATTGTGAAGGTGGTTGGACACAGCAGCTAGAGGAAGAGCTTGTCCTAGCACGTCCTCCTCACGATGACTTGAAGGACTCTCTGGCATCTGCTGTAGATATTGCTGTAGCACCTAAGCAATCACGAAGGAGTGGTGTAGAAGAGCTACTATCAGGTGGGCCTAGCAC